TCCTTATGACATTAAGGATTTCTTATATGGAAAGAATCGTGAGATGCATAAAAAGTTTGATCATGATAGATTTGCTGATGATGTTTCTCATTGTATACACAAGTTTATGATTACATATAATGTTAATGATAGACTGTTAGAATTATATAAGAATTATAATCTAAAGGAGTGGGAGTTAAGATATTCTATGGCACATCGTGGAGATAAAGGAACAAGGGAAAATATTAAAACAGAATTGTTAGTTACCAATTATGAAACAGAACCTAATACTTTATATGATATAATAGGAGGATTATGATGGCATTATCTAATCGTGAAAAATTAAATAAATTGAGAGGTAAGAATAATGACTTTGAAAATATTGTTGTTTATTCTTATAAGAAAAATAAAAATGATCATATCAATGATCATGAGTTAAAACGTCTTGACCATAGTATTCGTTCACTTAGGGAGTTTAATAATGAAATATCTGTTTATCTTTTTTGCGATGACCCTTCTATTATTCCCCCTTATTTTAGTCTTCAATATTCAGTAAGGGTTGAACCATTTCAAGAAGGATTTAATCATGATATGCTTAATGCATGGTCAATTCATAGGTGGTATAATTTAAAATATTTTGAGGATGAATTCTATAATATTTTATATCTTGATTCTGATACTATTTTTTATCAAGATGTTCAATATTTATTTGATACATATTGCACTCATGATGTATATGGTAGAGAAGAATTTGGATTTAGACATGATCCAAATCATGGTGGTGGAAAGAATATAAGAGAGCAACTGGATTTAGTTGAATCTTGCATATATGATCTAGGTGGAACATGTGAAGTATATAAGCATTGTCTTGGTGTCATTCTATTGAATGATGCTATCCATCGTGATATTACTGAAAGGTTAGATGAGTTATCTGAGTTGATGGAACAGTTTAAAAAGAATCAAATTCTTTTACCAGTTCCTAATAGAAGGATAGCTGACCAATATGCTGTATGGGTTATCTTTAGTCGTATGGGTGTCACAGAGGGTCTCTTTGCTGCTCAGGACGTTACACAGGGATGGATAGAACAAAAGCATAAGGAATATTTTAATCCTGTTGTATGCCATTACACAACTAAGAAGGAGCAAGAGTTTGCCCGTTCTGATTCTAAGTATTCTAATTTGATAAGAGACGTTGATAATTTATCAGAAGATATTGATCCTCATATGAAGGTTTCTATGAAGGATGGTGTTTATCTCTCTCAACAAGCAGTGGAATTAGTTGCAGAAGATAATGGTATAGTGGTAGACTCTAGTAAGGATGAAATATTCTTATGACTGAGTTAAAAGATTGGTTAAATTCTATCAATCAAACTAAGAAAAATTTGATTGATGAGGATCCTTCATTGGAGAAAGATTATCCTCCATATATTATTAATAGATGTTTTTCTGGACATCTTGATGCAGTGATGTTTGCGAATGAGATGAATCAATATCATTTTCTTGATAAGAAGATGCAATATGACTTTTTTATAAATATCCTCAGAGTTAAGAAGAGATACTCTCCTTGGCTTCGTAAAGATACAATCAAAGATCTTGACTTGGTGAAACGTTATTATGGTTATAGTAACGAAAAGGCAAAACAGGCTCTGAGAATCCTATCAAAAGAACAACTTAATTTTATAAAATCGAAACTTGAAATTGGAGGAACAAAATGAGTGTGGTTCAAGAGCCTGAGGTGAAGTGGAAGCCGGACCAGATGGTCGAGGTGGTTTTGAGTGAACCAGATGACTTTCTTAAAGTCAGAGAAACTCTTACAAGGATTGGAGTAGCATCTAGGAAAGAAAAGAAGATCTACCAATCATGTCATATCTTGCACAAGCAGGGAAGATATTACCTTGTGCATTTCAAAGAATTATTTGCATTAGATGGTAAGCACGCTAACCTTACCCTTAACGATGTTCAGCGTAGGAATCGTATTGCTCAACTTCTTGCTGATTGGGGTTTAATAAGTATTGTTGATTCTACAAAAATACAAGATATTGCACCACTTAATCAGATTAAAGTATTAGCATATAGAGACAAAGGTGACTGGATATTAGAAACGAAGTATAATATAGGTAGCAAGAAGAAAAAAGTTGAAGAATAATCTTTATACTGGTCTGAGTGAACGTCTCTATTATACATTAGGTAAGAGATCTGTTAGTGCTAGTGCTCATGATATTTACATGGCACTATGTTATGCTGTGAGAGATCAGATGATGTCTTATCATTTGACACCAGAGGTTTGTGATCAGACTAAAGAAGTTGCTTATCTATCAGCAGAGTTTTTAATTGGACCTCAACTAGGTAATAACTTACTTAATCTAGGTTTAGAGAAGGAAGCAAAAGAAGCATTAATGGAATATGACCTGACGTTAGAGCAGGTACTTGAACAAGCAGAAGAACCAGGATTAGGAAATGGTGGTCTTGGTAGACTTGCTGCTTGTTATATGGAATCATTATCAACTTTAAAGGTACCTGCTACTGGTTATGGTATCAGATATAAGTTTGGTATGTTCAAACAGATTATCAGAGAGAACCAGCAGATGGAGGTTACTGATAATTGGTTACATGGTAATTGGCCTTGGGAACTAGCACAACCAGATGAGTCTGTTCTTGTAGGGTTTGGTGGAAGAGTAGAGAATTATGTTTCAGATAGAGAGAATTATAGATGTCGTTGGGTTCCTTATGAACAGGTAGTTGCTGTTCCTTATGATGTATTACAGTTGGGATATAGAGTTGATAGATGTAATAGGTTAAGACTATGGAGAGCAGACGCAACGGAGATTTTTGATTTCTATGCTTTCAATATAGGTGACTATATGGGATCTGTAGAACAGAGTGTGTCTTCTGAGACTATCTCTAAGGTTCTCTACCCTAATGACGGAACCGATCAGGGTAAGATGCTACGATTGAAGCAACAGTTCTTCTTTGTGAGTGCATCTCTACAGGACATGATACGTAATTTAGATAAGTGTCATGTACCTATGGAAGAGTTCCCTAACAGGTATCAGATTCAATTGAACGATACTCATCCTGCCGTCGCAGTAGCCGAGATGATGAGACTACTTGTAGATACAAAACATATAGAATGGGAACCAGCATGGGAGATAGTCAGTAAAACTATTGCTTATACTAATCATACATTATTACCAGAAGCATTAGAGAAGTGGGATCTTAAATTATTCAAGACTCTTTTACCAAGACATATGGAGATCATCTATGAAATCAATAGAAGATTCCTACAGGTAGTAAGACTTCATTATCCTGGTGATGATATTATGTTAGAGAAGATGTCTATCATAGATGAACGTGGTAATAAGTCAGTACGTATGGCAAACCTTGCCACCATTGGATCTCATCATGTTAATGGTGTAGCAGAATTACATTCTGATTTGGTTAAGAAACAATTGATGCCAGAGTTTTATGATTTATGGCCTCATAAGTTTACTAATGTAACCAATGGTGTTACTCCTAGAAGGTGGGTTGCTTCATGCAATTCCTGTCTTACAGAAGTTCTTGATGAGTATACCCCAGGTTGGATAACTGATGGTGAGAAATTAAGACGACTTGAAGATTATGTTAATGATTCAGATGTTATTGAAAAGTTTGCCGAAGCAAAAGTAATAGGTAAGCATAGACTTGCTACTTATATTCATGATGAACTTGGTATCTCTGTTGATCCATCAAGTATGTTTGATGTACAAGTTAAGAGGATACATGAATATAAGAGACAACATCTTCTGGCTTTATGGGTAGTTCATCAATACTTAAGAATTAAAAATGGTCATGATATAGTTCCTCGAACCGTAATCTTTGGTGGTAAAGCAGCACCAGGATATTATATGGCAAAACATATTATTAACTTCATCTGTTCTATTGCTGAAGTAGTTAATAACGATCCGGATATGGATGGTAAGTTACGTGTAGTATTCTTACCAAACTACAGTGTGAAGTTAGGAGAGAAAGTATATCCTGCTGCTGATCTATCTGAACAGATTTCTACTGCTGGTAAGGAAGCATCTGGTACAGGTAACATGAAGTTCCAAATGAATGGTGCTCTTACTATTGGCACCTTAGATGGTGCTAATGTAGAGATAAGAGATCTTGTAGGAGAAGAAAACTTCTTCCTCTTTGGCAATGATGAGAAAGGTATTGCAGATCTATGGGCACAGGGATATGATCCTAAGGCTCATATGAGTTCAGAACTTTGGGATGTTATTAATTTAGTTAGGGGTGGACATTTCAGTCAGGGAGATAAAGAAAAGTTCGAACCATTGTTAAATAATCTATTAAACCATGATCCTTTCTGCGTCTTTGCTGACTTTTCTGATTACTTAGATGCCCAAGATAGAGTAAGTAGTGCATGGAAAGATTGGAAGAATTGGCAACGTATGTCTTTGATTAATGTAGCGAGGTCAGGATTCTTTTCATCAGATCGTTCTATTACGGATTATTGTAAAACTATCTGGAATATCTAATGAAATTTATTTTTGATGTTGATGGGACCATAACTCCCAGTAGAAAGAAGATTGATCCTGATTTTCTTACTTTTTTTCTGGATTTTGCTCAGAAAAATGAAGTTTATTTGGTTACCGGAAGTAATAAGGAGAAGACTATAGAACAGATAGGAGAAGATTTATTTAATGCATCTAAGAGGGTATATAATTGTGCTGGTAACGATGTTTATGAGGGGGAGAAGAATGTTTATAGAACTCCGTGGGAATTACCTGAGGAAGCAAGAAGGTTTTTAATGGATGAGTTTGATTATAGTCAGTACCCAGTAAGAACCGGTACGCATATTGAGAAGAGACCTGGATGTGTTAATTTTAGTATCTTGGGAAGGGGTGCTACCTTTGAACAAAGAGAAGATTATAAGAAATGGGATAGAAATACTAATGAAAGAGTGGATATTGCTGATAGATTTAATGATAGATTCCCAGATTTGTATGCTTTCGTCGGTGGTGAGACGGGAGTAGATATATCTATTAAAGGAGCTGATAAGAGTCAGATACTAAGAGATTTTAAAGAGGGAGATGAAATACGTTTCTTTGGAGATAGAATGGATGAGCATGGAAATGATTATCCTTTAGCAATTGCTATTGCAGAAAAGCATTTGGGATATGCTTTTCAAGTAGATGGCCACGAGGACGTTAAGAAAATGTTGGTCAAGAAAACCCATGCATGACTTCCCCAATGAAGTCGAATTATACGAGCTAAATAAGAACATGACAGTTAAAATTGGAAAGTGGAAACCACCCCAGCGACCTCAGTGGGTGAAGGAACTTATGAGAACCCCTGGACATATCAGGGTACAACTTTTACTTCTGCTGATATTGACAATTTCTTCGGTTTCGTCTACTGTATTACTAATGTTCAAACAGGAAGGCAGTACATCGGGCGTAAGTATTTCTGGAAGTTTAGAACTCCG